GTTGCACGATTGACGGCATCAATGAAGAAACGGCGTTCGCCGACATCTATTGACATACCATTCGGATCAAAAATGGAAAATTTTCCATCGTCACTACCAACTAGGCTGACCTTACCGAATTTAGTCTCGGCATGGAAAACACCTTTGGTGAACTCCGATTCAACGAATTTTAACAGGGGATTTGGAATAGACATAGCAACCTCTCTCTCTTGACTATATCTTATGCTACTATATGCGATAAGATATGTCAAGAGAAATCGGAGCAAGTAAGTCCTTGATATTAAACGAAAGTGAAAAAAAGTTGGCTGTAGGGGTAGGACTCGAACCTACAATATTACAGGGAAACAGCCTGATGCGTCTACCAATTCCGCCACCCTACATAACTCGTAGCAACCTTGTCATACCTATTCCACCACCCACTCTTGGGAAGAAATCAAAGGATAGAAAGTCATTGAGTTCCTTTTCTACACGATCATGACCAAATTTGTCATATAATAGTGTTGCATATTTACCATCAGATATCGTATGAAATGTATCTCTCATCTGATCCTTATCGGTACTTCGTTCTGCACTTCCTATAGTTTCCATACCACCAAGGATAACGTCTATCTTGGCTGCTGTGCCATCACCATTCTGTTTCATATTCCAGAAAGGTGAAGTATGGTTTGGAAAGTTCATTATCATGGATGGCCCATATATGTCTTCCATCAAAGATTCATGTTCATTGGTTAACTCATTTGTATCAAACTCTGTACACCAATCACTGTAATCTTTTGCGACTACATGAGAACCCAATCCTAGTGCCTTGATCAGTTCTTCTTCCATTTCCTTTAGTTTGTTAACATCTCCCTTAAACTCAAATTCAAACATAGGGAATATAAGATCATGTCTTCCCTCTACTGCATTTGGTTCTTGACGATATGAGGTTGAGATACAAAAAAACCCTTCAACTGAAGGGTTTCTAAGAAGTTCATATTCCAACCACATTTGGCCGGTTTGGGGTAGGGGCCATATTTCCCCAGCGTAATTGTATGTTGCTACGGTTTCGGGGTCTTCACACGCAGCAAGAATTGATAATCTATTTTGGGTATGTACTTCTTGAAACCCTTTAGACAAAAAAAATGACCGTAAAGTGGTCGCTGTGTAAGTATATTTCGATGGTTCTATTAATTGAGTCATAATAATCTCCTTATAATCCCACCTATTTATACAAACTATAAAGGTAGATATTAGAGTCTAGAATCCTTTAGGCATCTTTTTGATACCACGATCCTTCATTTGTTGCATAACCCATTGTTTTGCAAGAGGGCTTTTGACTTTTTTCTTTAGAAGCATTTTAATTTGTTTGAATACAGGAGTTAGTACATCTTCTTCTGAGTCGTTGTTATCTACAACCACAAAATTCTGTCTGAAATGTTGACTAAATTTACCTATGTTGGATTGTACGTCTTTCCATGATTTAACTGCAATACTTTCTGGTACAGACCTATCTCGTTTTGCATTACGTTCTAAGGCTGTGTCAAGAGAAGTGTTTACAAAAATCATATGTGTGTCATAACCTAGTTGTTTTAGATCATTAGACTGTTTTGCAATCTTATCAAAGTCTTTACCAGTGCCATCAATGATAAGTCCTAATCTACCTTCAAGATAACCCTCTTGACGAGCTTTTGTTACTCTCTTTGCCCTTGCACGTTCAATATCTCTTGGCTCTTTCTCTGATTCAGGCATCTTTTGAGACAAACCAGCCTGTTTCAGATAACGCTCAAATGCATCATCTGAATTAACTATTTTCAGTCCTGTTCCACCAGTGGTTTTCCTGACAACGTATGACTTACCGCTGCCAGGGCCACCAGCTAGAAAGAAAGCTTTAAATATATTAGGGTCATTCAGCCCTTCTTGTAGTTCGTAAAAATATTTCATCGTTTACTTTACCCTTTAACTCTGGATTTAAGAAATGTGGTATATGAAATTCATACATATATTTATCTCCTTTCATTTCTTCAACACTTTCAATTGTTCTTGCGGTATTCTGGAAGTTCATTTTCTTGATTCTGTTTTTCATTTTTAACGACATAAGATCATTTCCTTTTCTAATGTTTAATGTTGATTTACATGACAAAACGAGTTAAATTTAGGGTTCTCCTTTCTTTTAAGCATTCTGGTAAAATTCTTTAATAATTCTACCTTTTTTTGTAGGTCTTGTTTCTGCCGGAGTTGACATATTTTTTAATTTTTCATTACCTACAGAGTCTTTTGTTAAAGCCATAACAGAAGTATGCATTTGTTCACCAAAATCAAAAGAATGTTTTATAGAGACTACAAGAAATCTGCCTTTATAAAACCTATCTTTACCATCTTTATATATCTGTCCATCTGGAACAGCATTTATATCTATATTACAGTTAACAATATCACCAGCAGTAAGTGAAGTGTTACCTTTAGTTTCAATTTTTATGGTAAATCCTCTAGTCAATTGCATTTTTCTAGAAGTTCCATTCATTAAAAATTGTTCTGGATTATATGGTGTAAAATTAAATGTTCCAGAAGTACCATCATTAGTTTTTTGTTGTTTAGAGCTGTCATGTATAAAATCAGAAGTTCTAGATATAGGACTTACATATGTTTTAGCTGGAAAATCTGAAATTCTCATTATACCATTTTCTTCTAATGATGTAGCGCTATACATTGGATTATCTTTAGTATTACCATCATAATGATTTATATGTTTTTGATTTTTAAAACTGTCGTGATAATTAAATGTGTGTGTTTCTATTTTTTTGTTAAAAATATCATGTGTTATAAGTTTTGAAGCGTATACACCATCTTTAATATTTAAAACAGAATCATTGCCATTTGATACTTGATAAGATTCTATATTATTTAATTGAGTTATAACATCTGATATACCACCAGCAGTATTATTACCACCTTTTTTTTCATTAACAAAATTAAATTTAGGCGGTTGAGCATACATACTTTCTAAACTTCTAAAATGATATCCTTTAGCAGTTTCATAGAAAAAATATGTTGGAGAGCTCTCTTGTTCGGATGATGCTGTTCTTGTTAATTGATTTATAACATCAAAAGGGCGAACATTAGATGGTATAATTTTTCTTACGCCAGAGGTTGGTTCAATGAATAAATTCTTTTTAGTTGATAATGTGTTTAACATTAAATCTTCAAAAATATCAGATTCAGTTCCTTTTAAAACTCTAGTTACTCTTGTTCGTAAATTTTTCATTTGTTCATGTGTGACCATGTGTATGGTATAAGCTTGTTGACCTTCTATATCTGTTCTATCCAATATACGGTTAATCGTAAAAACATCCTCTGTAAAATTGAAGAGTTCAGTCTTAGTCCTAGAGGGTGTTTTAATCCTCAAGGAGAGATATTCTTGACCGATTAGTGGAGCAGTAGATGACATTGCAAGAGGGTCTTGCATGATAAGAGTGCCAGTCACACTGGATGATCTTATATCTTCGTATAAATCTAAAGATATTAATAATTTTTTTATGTTTATTTCTGCGCCTTCGGATGTAAAAATCATTGCTCTCTCAACGACAAATTCACCAGCGTATTGTAATTCTTCCGTCATTTATTCCCAGCCCATAGCCATTTTAGTTTCTTCAGGCACCATATCCATACTGAATGGTGGTTGAAAAGTACAGTTTGCTATACATTCTTTTACACCATCAACCATTCCTGCTTGTTGTATATTTTGATTTATTTCATCTGCCATTGGACAAAATGCACTAGTAAGAGTATGTGTTATTTTAACCAAACTATTATTCTCTAGTATTTCTATGTCATATATTAAACCTAAATGAATTACAGAAATAGTTGGCATTTCTGGATCATAAACTTGTTCAAGATTTTTAACCACTTTAGCCATGATCTTATTTCTGTCATTCATTAAAGTGTACTTTCACCAATTAAACTGTTAAACTCTTCAACAAACGTGGATAGATATTCTGGTACTAATAATCTAATTTTTCTAGATTTATCCTCTTCTTCCTGTTCATATTCCCTATTAGTTATTGGAGTAGATGATGGATAATCAGTATTATCTGTTCCTATATTTATTTTTTTACTTTTGTCACCCCAATTTTGTGTTATCTCATAATGATGTATTCCATCTGGATTTGTATACTTGTCATTTAGATATTGTAAAAACTGTGGTGTTGTTTTAGGCCACTGATGATAACGGTCTGTAATATCATTAACCATGAGTATAACGTAATGTAATTCTGGATCACCATATAATTTATCGGCAAGACTCTCTGGTGTTTCACCTTCCTTTACATCATATGTGTCAAAAAACAGTTTATTACTTTTAACTTTTGTTCTTAAACCTACTCTACGTAAAATGTTAGTAACCAAAGAAAAATTACCATCACCAAAACTGTCATATGGTATGACAGGAAAATTATAGAAGTATGCCATTTTAAAAACCCTCTAGTGCAAGTTCTCTGGTAATAAGTTCAATCTCTCTAAACGATAGTGCCAGAGTTGTTCTTTGTGGTGGCGCACCAGAACCACCATCCATTGTTTGTGTAACTTCATATGCGGTAAATCTGTCACCACCATACGTAACATTAGCACTTTCAAGGAAACACGTTGAAATTTTATTAAGAAATTGGTTTTCTGCACCTTTGTACATATATGTGATATCAAACATATCTGGAATAGTCATAGCTCTTCGGGAATCACCAACATAAGATGGTAACATATGATACTTAAACTTCCTTACAATTTCATCTACAACTTGTGATTCCTTTTCACTTTTAGGTATGAATACAAACGTAAAGGAAAACGATCTACGACCTACACCCTCAAACATAAGTTCCATTTGATTACCTAAAATTTGACCCTGTTCAATTTGTGCAATTGTTTTTATTCCTGGCGCAAATGCATCAGCGGCTTTAATAGCTGCTCTTGGTAACATCTCTCTTGCACCAGCACCTAATTCACTACCAGCTGCACCAAGTTTTTTACCTAAATTATCCATTGTTACATTACCACCAGCCATAAAAGCTTTAAATGCTTTCAATCCTGTATCCGCCATTAACCCTATTTCTTGTTCACCATATTTTGCATTATAGTTAACAGTTACCGTAGGCGGCATATACAAAGATATTACAGTGTCTAGTCTTTTAGAACCAGCATACATTTCTTTATAGACACTTTTGGTATTCTTTGACATTCCACCTTTGCCAATTCCTTCACTGGCTTTCTTGTCAAAACCTTTAATAGATTGTGTGCCTATTTCAGCACCATCTTCATCAATATCCATCATTTCATTTGATTCTGGAAATGCACCCTTTTCATCAATTGCAATCTTGGGTTTTTTAAGTGCATTGATATTAAACATAACATAATGTCCTTGTTTTGGATCATCTGCTACATTAAGTGGGTATTGAAGTTGTTTAGTGTTATACTTACCACCTAAGTTTAAATGAGGCATTCCACTTACTGGCATCTTTACGTTGTTACGAGCAGAACTTAGAATACCGCCAACAACTTTTTTTAATCCACCACTAATTGTGCCTTCTACTTTATTCCTTACTGCATTTGCTATGGACATATGAAGACTCCGACTATATATTTACAAAACTATTTATAAAGAAAACTCATGGCATATAGTGGAAAATACTACCCAAAAAACCCTAAAAAATATGTAGGTGATCGCACTCGTATATTCTATCGTTCTTTGTGGGAACGAAAGTTTATGGTATATTGTGATACGAATAAATCTATATTAGAATGGGGAAGTGAAGAAGTAATAATACCTTATATATCACCTTGGGATGGTAGAGTACATAGATACTTTCCAGACTTTTATATTAAAGTTAAACAGAAAAATGGTTCTTTAAAAAAGTTTATCATAGAAATAAAACCAAAAAAACAAACAAAACCACCTAGACCAGTTGAAAGAAAAACTAAAAAATGGATAAACGAGGTTAGAACATGGGGTATCAATGAAGCTAAATGGAAATCTGCGACTAAATGGTGTGAAGATAACAATATGAAATTTCAGATTATAACAGAAGATCATTTAGATATCCGATATAAATAATAACATGGCAACTAGCAATTATATTCAATCAGTAATAGACGCTCAAAAAGGCCGACCACGCTCCACGGAGTGGTTTAAAGATAAGATTAAAGAGTTTGGTACGCCTAGAGCATTAGACCTAATAAGGGATGGAAAGCGTTCCACGACTCCTTTTTATGGGCGGTTGAATATGTTTATATATAATCCAAAACACAGAAGAAAATTACCATATTACGATACTTTTCCTTTAGTCCTTCCTATAGAAAAATATCCAGATGGTTTTCTTGGTATAAACTTTCATTATCTACCAATTCCACTTAGAATACGTTTGTTGGATAATTTAGTAGATTTTTCAAATAATACTAAATTTGATGAAAGCACAACCCTCAATGTTAGTTACGATAAATTAAAAAATATTAATCTTATCAAACCTACAATTCACAGATATTTAGCTGGGTTTACAACATCTCAATTTCGTAGAATAGATGCAGATGAATTTACAGTTGCTACACTTTTACCAGTTCAAAGATTTAAGAAAGCATCCGCTTCTCAAGTCTGGAAAGATTCTAGGAGAATGTTATAATGGCACAATTTTTAGAAGCAGTTGGATTTGGAGTATTAAATGATATATTATCTGCATTTCGATCCAATGAAGGATATGCTCACCCAAACAAATATGAAGTGGTAATTTCTCCACCTTTTGGAGGCGGTCAAAGCTTTGCAAATATAGCAAACCTAAAGAAAGGTGAGACAAGGGGAGCAAATACAAGAGAAATATCTTTAAGGTGTGAAAGTGTATCTATCCCTGGCAGAAATTTAGCCACTGCTACAGATGCAAATATTTATGGCCCAACCAGAGAAGTTGTCGAGGGTGTAACATATGCAGAAGACATTACTATGGTTTTTCAGTCTAGTAGTGATCTAAAAGAACGAGTATTTTTTGAATCATGGCAAGAACAAGCATTTAATGATCAGTCTTGGAATGTACAATACTATAATGATTACATTGGTACGGTAGATATATATTTACTAGATAGAGAAAGTACTAGGCGTTATGGTCTTAGACTATGGGAGGCATTTCCTAAAACAATTAATGCAATTGAGTTAGGTTATGATCAAAATAATGCAATAGTTAAAACAAGTGTTGGTATGTCCTTTAGATATTGGGAATCATTAGACATAGAGAGACAAGGGCCAAACATATTAGGAAGAATCACAGAAACAGTTCTAGATACTGTAGAAAGAAAAATATCTAGTAATATACCTTCAAGCGTGAGGCGATTATTTTAAAATTATAAAGGATGAATAATTATGGCATTACCTAAACTTGAACATTCAACCTATGAGTTGGATTTACCATCTACTGGTGAACAAATCAAATTTAGACCTTTTCTTGTAAAAGAACAAAAACATTTAATGATTGCAATGGAGTCTGAAAAGAGTGGAATGTTAAAAGACACTCTTGCAGAATTAATATCCAATTGTACCTTTAAAACAGTTGATCCATACAAACTACCAATGTTTGATATAGAGTATTTGTTTCTACAAATACGTAGTAAATCTGTTGGAGAAACGGTAGAATTAAATTTAATTTGTCCAGATGATGAAAAAACCCCAGTAAAAAGTAAAGTAAAACTATCTGATGTAAACGTACACATGGGTCTGGAACATACTAATGAAATTAATGTAACCGATACAATTAAAATTGTTATGCGGTATCCAAATCTCAATGATTATGTGTCTGTAGACACTGATTTATCTGAAATTGAAACTGTATTTAAAATGATGAGACTTTGTGTAGACCAAATTCATGAAGGCGACAAAATACACCAAAAAATTGACATCAGCAATGAAGAATTAGATGAGTTTATTGATAGCCTACCAGCTGAGGTAATAGATAAAATGGCAGAATTTTTTGATACCATGCCTAAATTGCAACACGTAATTAAGGTAACAAATCCTAAGACTAAGAAGAAAGGTGAAGTTAAAGTAGAGGGTCTACAAAGTTTTTTCGTATAGCCCTCTCTCATGATTCAGTACAGAACTATTATGAGGTTAACTTCGCACTAATGCAACATCATAACTATAGTCTTACTGATCTAGAGGAAATGATGCCATGGGAGAGGGAGATTTACGTAGGACTTTTACAACAACATATTAAAGATGAAAATGAAAGAATGAGGCGAGAACAACAACAAAATAGATAAATAGTTCATAGTAGGAGAGAGACTATGGCACAAAAGAAGTTGCAAAAAGACAGCGGATATGAACATCTAGATTTAGATGGCGATGGCGTGGTGACAGATGAGGAGCTTGATATGGATGAACGCATGATGCGTTTAGAAAATGAAGATAAAAGACAGGATGCACAGAGATATATGGCATGGTTTGCTTTAGCTGGAATGTTACTTTATCCATCAGGCGTTGTATTTGCTTTATTAATAGGATTAGATCAAGCTGCAAAAATACTAGGTGATATGGCTGCGGTATATTATGTTTCAGTTGCGGCTATCGTAGCTGCATATTTTGGTACACAAGCATTATCAAAGAAATAGGGAACTATTATGGCTGAAGAAACAATAAAACAAACAACACTTCTTGAAGGTGTGTTGGGTGAAGTAAGAAAATTAAATGCACAAATATCATCACAAAATGTAAAAGAAACTGGTGAGGGTCAACCAGCTGGATTACCGCCAGGATCAGCCCAGTTCATAGATGCAATAGAAAATTTAGAAAAATCTAATGCAGATAATGCTGAAGCCACTCAAGAGATGATGCAAGATAATATAGATGCAACGGCTAATAGTGCTTCTAAAGAAAGAGAAAGTTCCGAAAAAAGAGAAAGAACATTTGCTAGAATAGGTGAGGGTCTTAAAAATGTTGGTTCTTCCCTTAGAGAAAAAGCAGCAGATGTTACATCAACTATCTTTGGTAAAATTCCATTAAATACTTTATTTGGTTTAGGTGTTATGGCTCTAATTGGTTTTTTAAACAATGACCAATGGAAAGCAATAGGTACTTTTGTAGCAGACGCTGTGAAAGGTTTAAAAGGATTATATGATACTGTATCTGGACTAGTAACCACAATAACTGAAAGCGAAACATTTAAGGGTATTAAACAATCATTCTCTAATTTGTTTACCAAAATTGAAGAATATCTTGGGCCAGAAGTAACAGAGGGAATTTTAAATACACTTAAAGCACTTGGTTTAGCTTTGGGTGTAGCGTTTCTTTTTGCACCATTTAAAACAGCGGGATTGTTGGTTAAAGGCACATTCATGCTTGGAAAACTATTACTTAAACCAATCACTGCCCTCGCTGGTGCATTTAAATCTTTAATTACAGGTACTTCCGCTGCAGCCGCAACTGCATCAAAAACTGCTGGAACAGTTGGTGCGGCAACCAAAGCGTCATCCACAAAGTTAAATGCAGTTGCTAAAACTGTTGGTACTGTAAAAGGTGGAGAAAAAGTAGTAAAATCTGCAAGTGGTAAACTCTCCATTGCTGGTGCTGACGGTAAAGCAACAGCAAGAATGGTAGACCCTAGTGATGTAAGAAGAACTAAAGTATCACAAGTGGCAGGCGCTGTTAAAGATAAGTTCTCTCATTTAAAAGCATTTCCTAAATTAGCAACTTTTGCTAAGAAAATACCATTTATCGGTGCAGCTCTTAGTGCTGGTTTATTAGTACAAACTTTACTTGATGACAGTCTATCAAAGGAAGAAAAAATTAAAGCTGTTGGTGGTGCTCTTGGTGGTATTCTTGGTGGCGTTGGCGGTGCAAAATTGGGAGCATTAGCGGGTGCTCTTGGTGGGCCAATTGGTGCGTTAGTTGGTGCAGCTGGTGGTGGATTACTAGGTTATTTTGGTGGAGAGTACATAGGTATGTCTCTTGCTGAATTTTTAATGAATAACAAACAACCAGAAAGACCAAAAGTTACAGCACGTGGCGGTCATGCAAGACGTAATCAAATAAAGGCACAAAAGCGATTCGATGCACAGATGGCCGAACATGGCGGTGATCAAACAGGTGGTGCTGAAGGTGGTGAAACTGCTACACCAACTAGTAAACTTGATAGCTCAAAAATGCTAACCAGAGAACAGTTCTACAAACAACAAGGCGTATCAGACCCAGAAGAGTATATTAAATATAGAGAAAATTACCTTAGCACAAAGCAAACACCAGAATCAATTACTCCTAAACCAGCACCTTCAGCATCATCAACGCCAGTGGTAAATGCACCAGCTGATAATAGATCATTTAATAATACTTCGTCTAGTAATACAGTTGTTTCGGATTCAATTACAAATCCAGCCGCTGGTCAATATGGGTTTATGAATAACGCATACCCAGCTACTTAAAGCAAAAACCCTCGTAGAAATATTTCTACGAG